TGCTAGTACTGCTTCAGCAGTTTCTAGTTCACCTTCAGTTAATAGTCTGTTGTCACGCAACCAAGCATCAACGCCTTCTTTGACCATGAACATTTCCATGTATTTTGGATTCTGTTCAGCGGTATGAATGCCATAGCTTTTACGGATTTTGTTAAGACTTTCTTCAATGGCAATGCTAAGGCGCTGGGCTTTGGCATAGGTCATGTTGTCATAGTCTACGGTGAAACCAAAACGGCTTTCCATTACTTTATTAAGACGCTGTGTTTTCTTAGGTGCAAGTTCTTTTAAATTCATAATATGGTGTCCCAAATCTTACTGTATTTATGCGTTAGCATTGTTTTCTTGAATTCCGATTCAGCTTTTTTAAGCCTAGCATAAGCTTCTTGAAACTTAGCTAAAATTATATCTCTATTAGACACAGAGCTAGATTTTTTATTATTTAACTTAAAATAAAGTATGTCGTATTCTGCTCTTGCCAGTGCCAGTTCAGTATCTACTCTTAGTAACGTGTCTGAACTGGAGAATTTATATAGTTTTTCGTAGGCGCAGTAGTAAATTGCTACCTGTCTGTTTTGAAAATGATGTAAAAAATTTGAGTCTTTGTAAACGCGGGCCGTATTGTCTTGCTGTATTCTAATGTCAAAATCACCTATACTATAATGTTTATCGGAGTATTGAAAACAAAAAGGTTTTTTGCTGTTTTGTAATTGTTTAAGTTGATCGTAGCCAAACTGTTCTATTTTTTTAATGCCAATATTAACTAATAGTTTACCTAGTTTTTCTTTTATAGACGATACGGCCATTTTCTTTGATTCTCTTTAGTACATTTTTATTTACTAAATTATTAGCCATGAGTTGTTTTCTTTCGTCCAAGTCTCTGCGAGCTAGACTTAGAGTTTTTTCGTCAAACTGTAATAACAGATCTGCTTCTTCGTTTGTAATAGCAACCGACAATCCGTTGACAACTTCTACTATTTTCATTTTTGTGCCAAATGTATTAGTAAGCTGATGATGGCCGTGAACATAACGCCCAAAATAGCTGTGCCTATTGTAATGAATCTACCGTCGATTCCGCTGGTTTTTGTTGATATCGAATCTTTAATCTCAATAAGGTGAGATTCAACCTTATCTAGTCGCTGTTCGACATCGGTAAGTTTGTTTTCCAACTGTTTGTACCTTTCAGCGCAAAGCTCAACGTGCGCCTCAAGATTCTCTCGTTCAATCGCGGTGGTTGCCATATTTTCTCGCAGGTTATGTGCGATGCGTGTCGTGAGCCTGTGTGTGCCATAAAGAGTGCCTATTGGTGCCTGAGCATCAACTGTATTTATAGTTTTAGGTTTAATTGTTTAAAGTATATGTTTTTGAGATGACCCTGTGTAAAAAACACAGGTAACATAAACCTAGCAGTTTCTTCAAGACCCAATATTATAGGCACTTGATCAAAGTCTTGTTCTAATATGTCTAAGTTGTAAAAATCATCGCGTTCGCCACGAAACTGCCAAGCCCATACACTGTGAGTGCCTTCATAAAAGTCACCAAACTCAAAGTATTTTAATTCTTCGTTGAGCCATACCGTGGGATAATGAATTATGATTGGCTGTGTTTTAAGTCCTAAAACTTGCAGTACAGTTTCCCAATTTCTCTGCTGGTCCCGTTGCAGTGATTCGCCTCTTACTGTGCCTGTTGCTGTAATGTCTATTAGAGTAAAAGCAGTGATAACAGGTTCCATGCAGATATTTATAGCCAACAAAAAAGGCACTGCGAAAGTGCCTTTGTTTGTGTGATACTTAAATTAATTAAGCACCAGCTGTTGTAACAAGCTTTAGACCTGGTTCAGCAACCTTAACACCAGTTAGGTTTGTACCAGTGGCTGTGCCTAGAGCAACAATGTTGGCTTCTAGGTCAGTTGTGGTCCAGCTGTTGTCTTCAGTAAGAATGCTTACTAGACCGTTTGTGATACCACCAATACCAGCACTGCCTACTTGATAAGCAAGTAGAGTAGCTTTTTGGCCAAATACGCCAAGAATAGCTTCAACTGCTTCGCCTGTACCTAGTGCGGTTGTCAAAGCAACGTTACTGTTAACAGTGAAAGCACGGACTGGCTTGCCAATGCCTGTGCTGATCAGTACACCAAGGCTGCTAGCTTCGGTGCTTAGAGCAATGTTACCAACGCTGACTACGTTTTGTGCATTACCATTTGTTCTTGTAAAAACTGCCATTTTATTTTCCTTTTAAAAGTTTAGTGCTCGCGCACATAAAGTTATTTATACCAATTAATCTTTTTTCCATTGTTTGGGTGCTGCAAAGTTCTGTTTGCTGAATTCCAGTCTATCTACTAGTTTAACAGCACCCCCATCATGTCCTATAGCTACAAAACCCTCAGGAGCTGTAACTTTATAGCCATTGTCAGTTTTAATAAAAGTGCCAATGCTTTCTACTTTTAGCATTTTGCTGAGAATCATAAGTTTTACTTCAATGATTCTTTTGTAGATGGCCAATACCCCCAGAAGTGTATTGCTGTTGTCTTCCATGAATTCTTCATTGGCCACAATCTTTTCAATTCTACGCAATACAGCTATTTTTACACCAGATTCTAACAGTGCTTTATCCAACTGTTTCCTAGCAGCAGCGTCTCTTGTGGCCATGTATTGGTGTACTAGTGCTTCCTGCTGTTCAGTAAATTCACTGTTTTTCATTAATGTGTCAATTTCAGCTTCCATTTTACCGCGGTAAAATGTGATAAATTCCTGCAAAAATGCTGTTGGCTCGCCCACTTGTTCGCCGCCTTTTACTTTGCTGTTGATAAAAGGTTTGATATACTGACTGAATTCTGTGTTATTTAAAATAGTATTAAACTTAGAGGGATTGATCTTTTTCAATGTATTAGCTGCTGCACCTAATGTTCTGCTGATCATGCTGTTTTCTTCGGGAGTAAGGCTGGCAATACCGGTCAGATCTTTGTAAGTAGCGTCGTCAAACCAAACATCTTTGGTCTGTGTTAGTCCTGCTACACTGACACCAAAACTAGCAGTCATTTCAGGTAAACTGGCGCCTTCGTAGGCAGTGTGAAATATAATACCCAATTTAGCACTGCGAATTTTTTCCGCTAATTGTTCTTTGCTAGGCACAGCGTAAGTAATGGTATTAGGTGTAAAGGTAATGCATTCTTCGCCATTAATCACAGCGGTTTGCAGTGTGTCAGGTGTAAACATTAAATCACCCTGCAGAACATTGCCTATGCCCAACTTGCTTAAATTTTTAAGTGCTATTATTAACTTGTTGGCTAGATCAGGTTGTTCAGGATAAAACTTTTTAATGTCTGCTGGTGTCTTGCAGGCCTTGGGCTCGTTTTTGCTAAACACGCTTTTAGTACCGACAAAAAATTTGCCGTCTGCAGGATCGGTACCACAGATAATAGCAGGAGCACCATCCCATTTAACTGTTACTTTTGTGGTAGTGCCGGTGCCTTCAGCAAACATTTGTCTAAGGCTTTCACAGTAGGTTAATGCTCTCTGTGCGCCTTGATAACCTTCATTGAACACTAGATCTTCTACGTGTTCGAGATGCAGATTTTTGCCTTCTTTGCTTTCCACTAGCTGCCACTTGGGCGTGTTTTTTTTAATTTCAAATAATTTCATAACAGTGACAAGTATCTATTTAATATGGCGGCCTCGCCTGGACTTACTGTTTTTGTGCTGCCTAACGGATGCCATTGATCTGTATCGTCTAATTCAAATCTTCTTTTACCCACTTGCAGTACCATGGGGCTAGATGCCAGTACTGATACATTTGCGGGCAAACCTACATTAGGTTTGCTGGGTTCGGGACTGGGCCCTGGTGTAGGTTTATTTGGCTTTTTTTCATAGTCAGGTTGCGCTTGGGTTGAGATGGTCTGCAAAGTGCCGGCTCGTGCTTTGTCAACTGTATCAGATCTTGCTTTATTAGCAGCAGAAAGATATTGTAAAATATCTTTGTCTGTTAAGTTAGTTGGTAAAGCCTGACTAATAATTAGTTCTTTAATTATGTCGTTGACTTCTCTGTTTTCCGTAGAAGCAAAATATTGTTGAGCATAAGTTTGTAAAGATTTTTTTACTGTGTTAGCATCATAGCTGGAAGGATCAGCTAAGTTAGCTCCTGAATTGCTTAATAACTGTTGAAATTGTTTTGCAGCCATACCGGGCAGTTGAGGGCGCATTTTAAGTTCATTTTGAACTTGTTGTTGTTTCATAAAATTTTCGTCGTTGGGCTCTACACCAAACCCCCGAGCAATACCTCTACCCAGTGTATCTAAAATTCCCTCTTGAACTATATCTTTAATCTTCATTCTTTAGCCTTTTGACACCACGGCTAAATTTTGCGGGATCCTGTGCTCTTATACTGTTTATTAGTCTGCGCTCTAGTTCCTCAGCGGCAGCAGCATCATAGTTTTCACGGATAAAATTTACTAGGTTAATAGCGCCTTGAATAATATTGTTGGCGCGGCTTTCAACTAGGTTCTCGCGATCTTTATGTAAACGCAAAGAATCCAGCTCTTCTAGCAAACTACGGGTCTTTTTTTGCAAAATCTAGCTCCAGATTATGTGTATTTAGTTTTGATTAATTAAATATAACGCTGAAAAAATTCAGCCACTTGGGGATATGCTTCTTTCCAGTCTAACTTTCTAATAGAATCATGTAGTTTTACATGGTTAATAAACTGTGTTATTTTTTTTGGATTTTCAGTCCATGCTGGATGTAAAAATTTTGACAAAGACTTACCTTTGATTGCATTATAATATTCTTGGGTAATATTATTTACATCAAGATATGGAGACAACACCAACTGGGCCCCGTGTGTTGTTGGATCCGTTACTCGATTGTCTTTAAAATTTTCCTTAATCCACTGTTCGTTTTCGCCATAATAAAATAAAGACAAATTAGTAATTACTTCTTGAAAAATAAACATTACATTGGGGGGAGATTTTTCTCTAATTTCTAAAATATTTTCAGTTACTTGATTCCACGATGCTGGCCATCTAGAATATTCAAATCTTTTGCCTATACAATCTAAGCTAATTACAATTTTTACCAGCATAAATCTTTCAAAAATTTCATAAAATTCATCTCGCCATGGCTGTGTTCCGTTAGTTTGAAACCCTATTTCAAAATTTGTTTTTGCTTTACTTGGTATTAATTCACTAATATATCTAGCTGTATCCAAATAACTGTTCCCAAGTAAAGTTTCTCCACCGCAGAATTGAATTTGTTCAATGTTTTCTAAATTTAAATTTTTTAATATATCAAAAACTTTATTTTTTGTTGATTTATTTTGAAATTTTACTGGTTGAAGCAAGTTATTGTCGGCAATATATTTTTGCCACGATGTACTGCTGCTGGGGCCACAGTATAAACAAGTTAAGTTACAACTTCTATCAAATAATAAATCGATTCGTTGCGGACCCGAAAGATTTTCTTTTATGCCAAATTTTTGAATTTGTGTGGTTCTAAAACTATCATGGCCAGCTTGTTCCATGGTTTTACACTGCCAACAACCTTTGTCCCAAATATTATTCTTATTTTGATTACGAAGTTCTATTAGCGATTTGTGGTTCCAAAGATTGTTGCTGTTGTCTACATTCAACGATGCTGTGCTTAAACAACATTGATTGAATTGCAAATCGCTATTATTTTTTAATGTAATCTGTAGGCCGCCGTGAATCATGGGACAATTAATATTGTCTGACATTATTCAACTTTCTTTAATCCAGCTAACATGGCTTTTAGTTTAGTACTGTTGGCTTCACCGTGTACTGGTTTATCTAAGCTCCAGCCTTCTTTGGGCTGTGCTCGCTGAAAGCCTTGGGGTTTTTCTTCACCATCACCAACTGTGCTTTTGGCTTTGATTTGACTCATTATACTGCCAACCTGCGGTTTAACAGTACCTGGAGTGCCCTGGGCTTCTTCACCTGGATCTGTAATACGCAGTGTTTCGATATCAAAGTCTAGATCTACTTTCATACCAACACCCGAACTGCTACGAGTTTTCATCAACTGTATTTGATAGCGTCCACGCTCACGCATGGCACGACTGGTAAAGATACCAAACACATTATCTGCTGTGTTAATTTTACTGATACCGCCCGAGATATGACTGTGGTCAAACTCAATTTCTTCTACAGCACTACGATTCAACTGCGATGCAGTGACCATTAAAATGCCGAACTCACGAGCCAAGTTACGCAGTTCTTCACTCACATACTTGTCTTTGACAAACAAGTCATTGGGACTAACTTTGGCACTGACTGGCATGACCAAGTCCAAGTAGTCTACCATGATAAAGTCTGTGCGCTTGCCAGTTTGTACTTCTAGTTCTTTCAAGTATGCACGAATTTGATTGACATTGCTTTGTGCTGGCATGTACTTGATACGCATACTGCCAGACTTTTTGCCTACCATTTTAACTTTTAGTTCGACTGTTTCCAAGTCCCTAAACACTTCTTTTGTACTGACATTAGCTACCATTGAATCCATACGCATGGCACAGAGTTCTTCACTAAGTTCCAGTGTAAGAAACACACCATTAAGTCCCTGTGTGGCCCAGTTAATTGCAATGTTCTGCATGAATAAACTCTTGCCCGAGCCCGAACCGCCAGCAAAGATATTAAGCTCGCCTCTATTCATGCCGCCAAACAATCGTTTGTCTAAAGTAGGCCAGCCTGTGCTGACTTGTCCGTTGTTGTCTTTGATACGCATCAATCTAGCACGAGGATCTTCAAAGTATTCTGTGCCCATGTCTTTGGTCAAACTGATCTGTACCGCATCCTTGATTAGTTTTTCTACTGGATCAAATTCACCTTTTTCAATCATGTCTGCGGCCTTGAGAATAGCTCGCTCCAGTTCTTGTTTTTTAGTAAAGCCCTCAAACTCAGTCATGAACCAGTCATAGTGGTTGTCAGTGAGATCAGGCACAGGTTTAAGTTCTGTGCTAGTAAATGCCAAGACCTGTTCTCTTGTGGGCATGGCTCTGTG